CGACCCTCTCCACGACAATCGACGCGGTTGCAGGTCTCAGCCTCACCCTCCGAGATTACCCCACCCTCAACGACCTCGCGACGTACATCAACGCGCAGGCCGGTTATTCGTGTGCAGTCGGAACAGCCACCCTCGGGCAGCTTCCTTCCACCACCCTCGACAACACTCCGACACCCCGCGGGATTCTCTCCACCTTCGGAGAGAAGAACGGCCGCATCAAGATCGACGGTTACCGGTTCTACCAGAAGGTCGCTACTTCGTCTTCGTTGGTTCAGATCAACGACAACGTACAGGCTGACGCTGGTCTCCCCAAGGTCACCACTGTCACAGCATACCTCGCCAATGGCGCTCGCGGTGCTTCGACAACGGCAGACTTCACGGCTGGCATCGACGCTCTAAACCGAATCACTTGCAACTTCGTCGTGCCGTGCGTGTCCAGGAATTCGGATGCGGACAAGGCCGACGGTCTCACGGATCCGGCTTCGTCGTACGACATTGACTCCATCAACGCATACGCACGTACCCACGTGTACGCGATGAGCGAGTTCAAGAAGCGTCGCAATCGTCAAGCAATCGTCTCGAAGAACACTTCGTTCCTCGAAGCGCAGACTGCGGCAAGCAACATGGCAGCTTACCGGGTTGCTATGACGTTCCAAGACACGAAGCAGACCACGTCGAACGGCACAATCGGTCAGTTCCAGTCGTATATGGCTGCAGCCTTGGCCGCCGGGATGCAATGCGCGGGTTTTTATAAATCTGTGTTTGGTAAGATTGTAAACACCTCAGGCGTGTTGATGGCTGATGGATCTTACGATGACCGCGACGACAGTGCTGTCGAAGATGCGCTCCTCGCCGGGCTGCTCCCGATGGGACGTATCGAGTCTGGTGGGTTCGAATTCGTCTCAGACCAAACTACATACGGCCAGGACGATGCTACGGGTACTTACAACAGCATACAAGGCGTGTATAGCATGGACATCATCACCTTGACCTTAGCTCAGCGAGTTGAGCGACGGTTCAAGGGTAAATCCATCGCAGACGCAGGCGCCACGGCAATCAAGCAGGCGATTGAGAGCATTCTCGAGGATTTGCTCTCGAAAAAACTCATCGCCCCTTCGTCCGATGCACCGCGTGGATATCGCGGAATTACCGTGACGGTGGAAGGTCCTACCGCGACAATTTCAGTGGAAGTTAAACGGGCTGGATGTTTGTATTTCTTCCCAATCACAACCATGCTCTCGCAAGTGACTCAATCGGCCTAAGTCTACACACAATATAACACAAGAACCCGGGCGACCCCCGGGTTTTTGTTTTATGGCGCTGCGAGCCACTCTAAGGCTTTGGCGATTGTTCCGGCACGATCGGCTTCGTAGTCTTTGTCGGAGACTCTTAGTAGTTTTATCCCGACTTGGGCACACTGCTGGTCTTTACGGAAGTCCCGCTCCTTACACCCAGGTCTAGAGTGCCAGTACATTCCGTCGTACTCAATGGCTTTCTGGAGCGATGGCACATAAATGTCGAGCTCCATCTGCCCCGGACGTAAGAGTCCTCGCTGACTGCTGACGGCGTCCGGATGTATTGATTTAATGGCTTGGAATAAAGCAATCTCAGCCTTAGAGTGTCGCTTAGTGCAGTGAGGACATCCGGTGGCCGCTTTGGCTGTTCGATTACTAGGTGTGGCCGGCCACTCGAATCCGTCAATGCAAATCCAAAGACACATCATGTCCGACCCGTATGACACTTCATGGAATTTCTTAGTGTTGTTCGGACTCCACTCTTTTTCAAGCCAGGGAGCTTTAGTGGCCAAGGAGTTGGCTATGGAAACTCGCTTACCGCAACACTCAGGGCATCCACTCTTTATTGCTCCGGTCCTATTCCTAGGTGGGGCGTCCCAGAAGTGCTTGCTATCACAAACCCACTCGTACTCAATGGACGAGGCGTACGACACTTCGTGGAATTTTTTCTTATTGTTGGGGCTCCACTCTTTTTCTAGCCAAAGGGCTCTGGTCGCCAAGGAGTTCGTTTCCGACACCACCTTGCCGGCGCACCTAGGACACCCACGGGGTCGTTTTGCGGTTCTTCTCTGAGGCGGCGCCTCCCATTGGTGTCGACATTTAATGCAATCCCACCAGTACAGTTCGTTCGAACAGCCGTGCACCTCGTGGAATTTTTTCTCGTTGCGCGGACTCCATTCCGCGGCCAAGTGAGGGGCTTTGGTGGACAGTGAATTGGCGTAGGTGACTCTTTTGGGCTTTTTGGGGCACCGTGGACAGCCGCTCGGTTTACTGCCAGCTCGACTGGAAGCAGCAGCCTCATACGGATGTCCAAATGCAGGACACACCCACTTATACTTCGTGTGCTCTCCGCACGTCGCATCCTCAAAACTGACAGTATTCTCCGTGCTCCACTCGCTTCGTAAGTGTGGAGCTTTCACGGCCAGAGAGTTTGGCTTGAGGTCCGACATTACAATCCCAGCAGTATATTCACAATCAACCAAACCACGTACAATACCCACCCGGCGGTTACGAAGCCCAACACTCCGATGTCACGAATTAATTGCATCTCACACCCCGCGGATCTTCCGCAACCAATCCGGCCAACCCACCGCCTCGATTTCGCAATCCTCGGTAGCCTCCGCGACTTCGACCTCCTGCTCACCCATGTAGTCCACCGCCACATACTTGTCCGAAACCACTACAGGCTGCAACGTTAGTTCCGGGTGGCATTCCGGACACCGCAACTTGGCCGATGACATAGAGAACTTGAAGTAAGTCTCATACACAATCGGCTTGTAGTGCTTCTGGCACACCTTAGGGAAGTAATAGATTTTTGTCACAATTCCCCCTGGCCCCATCCTTCGTCGACATCGTCGAGTTCGGCGGGTACCACCCCGATGATTTGCGCTTCACGAATCCACCAGGTGGTGCTGCGGCTGTCGATATGGTAGAGGTTGCCGACGAACGTGGCATCCGTGATTTCACCTCTGATGATGACACCTCGACTTACCGCTTCTACAATGTCACCGAAATTGTATTTATTCATAATCGTTCTCGATGTCGCATTCATCAATTTTACCTTTCAGTCGGTTCAAACTGTTAATGGCGTGGTTGACTCCGTCAGCGTCCACCTTCGCAATGCAGTCCAAAAGAGATAATTCATACGCAATCCACTGTAGCTCCAACATCAGTTCAATTTTAGTCATCATCATCCTCGTTGTCGATATTGGAGTACGACAATCTATCGGCCAACTTTTTCAGGTCGCTGACCAGCCGGCGGACATCGCCCCAGCTCTCACCGTCTTCCGCGACGCCGTCTAGACGTGTTGTAATTCGCTCCAACTCATTCTGCAGTTCAGACTTTTTCATTTGCGGCCTCCAAGAATTCTTCCAGAGTCATACTCTTGTTGTATCCGGAAGTCAACCACGCTTTTACCAAAGGCGGCGTATTGGGGTGTCGTGCGGCAAACCCTCGCATTAACGGGCGTGTATCCTGCGCTAGGCGCGTGAGAATTTCGGCTGTTATCTTTTTATAAGCGAGGGGGATTTCCATGTCACCTCACGTAAATATCGCGCATAACCCACTTGGCTGCAACCCGCTCTTCTTTTGTGCCGCTAGTAGCAATCGCTTCGAGCTCGGCAAAAGCCCTTCTGGTCGCTGGAGTCCCAACCAACCTCCGCATCAGCCGATGGTAGATTTCTTCAACGGACTCTTGTGGAGCGTAGTCGTACGGAGATAGGTGGTCGCTCATCTTGAACTTCGAAACGGTCATTTTGCAGCCTCCACGAACTCCTGTAGAGACATACTCTTGCTGTAATCGGATGTCAACCACAATTTCACCAAAGGTGGCGTGCTGGGGTTTTCTTCGACGTACGATCGCACACCCCTACTCGGATCCGAAGCTAAGCGAGTGAGGGTGGCGGGACTAGTCTGTGGATTTGAAGCTACGACCATCCGCTCCCACTTTGAATGGGAGTACGACTCCTTGTCCAAGACCTCTGGACCTGAGAGGGATAGCCCCGCAAGATGTTTCACAAGTCATCTCTAAAACGAAGCGCAACTGGAAAGCGCGGCACCCCCGCCTTGTTCGTAAGGCCTTGATACTTCACTTCCAACATACGCCCGATGACCGACGTGGGATTTTCGAAGTATTCCTTGAGCTTGGCTGTGTCGCCTTTCATCTTGGTGCGAAACTGAGTGCCATTGGCGTCGCACACAAAAATCGCGTGGCCAGCCAACTTACCTCGGCCTTCTTCGATTCCAACCACCTTGAACTCACTGGAATCGAATTCCTTCACCTTTAAGAGGTCGCTGGATCGTTTGTTGACGTAAGCGCCTTGCATGTTGCGAACCATACATCCCTCGTAACCCAGCACAAGGAATCTCTCGAATTCCGACATGAGTGCATCTTCGTCGGCCACTACGACCGTCTCTACGGGAACGAGGGGGAGTGACAAATTCAGCGCCCGGATAAACTTGTGCCGTGTATCGAACGAGCCGTCCATGACGACGTCGTAGATGTGGTACTGCACGACTTCATGGCCAGGCTTGGGGGTGGCGTTTCTAATGAAGCCCGTCAAGTCCTCGAAGTTATGTCGGTAATCGTGGTGGTACAACTCACCGTCTACTACACAGCCCACTCCGAGTTTTTCCAGAGCGGCGACAATGTGTGGCAATCCCGTAATTGGCTTGCGCGTGCGGCTCCACAAACTCGCCTTGCCATTTTCGACCACACCGATGCACCTATGACCGTCAAACTTGGGCTGGGTATAAGCCGGCCACTGGATCTTGCCGGCTTTTTCAGAGTACTTGTGAGCCAACATAGGGAAAACACCGCCCGCGATGCACTCATCGACCTTGCCTGCTACAGCCTCGGCAATGGTCTTGGTGTAGCCCTTCTTGAGTTTCTTTTCCCACTGCGACCGAGCCTCGGCATCCGCCTGTTGCTCTGGCGTCGTAGCGTTGGATCGCCCGACATTTTTGCCTTCGGAGATGACGTCGGTGGTGGTTTGCTCAGCACCGTCGACTTGTCCCCATTTTGTCACAATGGTGTTCCCGACAGTGTAGATGCGCCAATATTGCGTGGCGTCAGTGGCGGTTTTCTTGTATAGCGTTGGGAAGTCCATGTTATTCCTCGGTCTTAACTGAAAAGTCGAAGTTCTGCTCCCACCCGCCGTCCGCGCTCCAACTCCACTCCGGTGCTCCAGGTGGCAGTTCGTACTTAAACAAGGGGAGCGGCGCGGTTCGCTCAGCAACGATTTCGTCCAAAAAGTCGTCACTGTCCACCGGCACGAGCTCTCGCACATCCGCGAGCTCCGCCTCAAGCAGTACGATCTGATCCTTCAGATTCTCAATGACTTCCAGCGACGTGGCCACCTTCATGCGAAGGGCTTCGACTTTGCCCTCAGCGAGGTTGGCTCGTAGTTCGGATGTTTCCAGCAAAGCTTGCAGTGTATCGACACCGATCATGGTATTTCTCCTTGGGGCTACTTATGGCACGGGTTGGGTGGGTGTGTCAAGTGCTACAAATAGCATTGTTCGTCTGTAGCCACGTCTACGACAATGGACGGCCAATCCACTTGTGACAGGAGTTCCGGGTGGTATCGTCTCAGGAAAGTGTCGACAATGACATATGCGAAAGACCTCGGGTTGGTGTCCTCGGAGTGCTCGTACCTGAAGTCGCGATAACGCCTATCATCGTCGTACGGGTACACTGTAATTTCGTGTCCGCATGCGTTGCATTCGCATCCGCAGTATGTGTGGTGAACTTCGATTCGCATGCGACGCTTATATGGCAGTCGACGTAGGTGCGTCAAGCCACTGGAGGATCTTTGCAATTCCGGGGAAGCGTGCCAACGGCTACCGTCGTATTCGATGGCTTTTCTTAGGGACGGAACGAAAACGTCGACACCCAATAACACCTTTTCTTTGAGCCGTAAGCTGTTTTGTGAAATTTCTTCTTGTTGCTAAAATGCCATTCGGACTCCAGCCAGGGAGCTTTGGTCGCTAGAGAACTGGCGGTGGGCACATGGCGCCATCTTGGCATAATACCATTCTACCACGACCGCACCAATCTTGTCCGTAGAAACTTTCCGCCGGCACACCGGCAAGGAGTAGGATAATGTCGGGTAAAGTAATGACAGGTGCGAGGGGCGTGATGTTCATGGACGACCCCGCAACTAACACGTCGCGCGCCATCGGCCTCTTCACGGATGTATCTTGGGGCGTGACCTATGGTGTGGATCCAATTTTCGTGCTAGGCTCGTATGGTCCGGTTGAATCGATTTACACATCGATGGACGCTACGACCATAACGGCGTCAGGTTATCGCGTAATCGACCACGGGCCGCACGCAGATGGCGGCGTACCCAAGCTTGCCGACCTACTTCACCACGAGTACATCTCTATGACAATTCTGGACCGCCAGACCAACAAGACACTCGCGAAGTTTCGCCAAGTCCGACCCACCGGCTACAACACAGCACTCGCCCACCGTCAGCCTGAGTCGTGCACCGTGACCTTCATCGCATTGCGTTGCGAGGACGAGTCTGTCACGATGGACGAGACTGTCGGCACAAACGCTACGTCGCTGCCGTAACCTCCGTACACATAACAGCATCAAGATACTCCGACAAGTCCATGCCCCCATAAGGCGACTTGTCGGAGTAGTACATTTTAATCATGGCGGCGATGTGGTCGGGTGCGTAGACTTCCATGTACCTCCCTCCGACGCCGGATACCGAAAACACTCGGTGCTCAATACCGTGTATATCAAAGACTACTTTAATATAGCGGGATTCCCCGCCACTTATTAAAGCCCACCCGATTTGCGCCGCAGTGACATCTCGGAAAGTCAAGTATTCGCATACGTCGGCATGGTCGAATCCTTGGACTCTGATGTCGGAGTGCCCGCACTTTGGGCATTTAGGCCATTCCATACATTGAATTTTAGCGGTCATATTTGAACCATGGCTTGTCGTGTAGTCCGGTGTCCCAATCGTCTTCGAAGTTACCATTTCGAGCTGCACCGGTCAACGCTCTTCGCACTTTTTGGCGAACCGAGTTTTCTCCGTAGCGCGTCATTTTCTTGGCTTTACGTCCAGGTTTGGCGTATTCGTGGCAGTACATTGGCGCTATAGTTAGCGGCCGGTCTCCGGCGAGTTGACGCACTGCGTCTCTGCGCATGTGCCAAGGCCTGATGAACCGAAAGAAACAGCAACTAAAATGTCTTCCCGCGGCACCACCATCACCATCTACAATCTCGCACGGATACCCGTAAATCCCATGTACAGTCAGCGCCGCCCATCGGTCGCTCTGGACGAGGTGGTATTTTTCGACATTGCCATCAGTAAATTTACGGGCGATTAGCGATTGTTCATGTCGTAAACGGTATGTCCGACCCATGATTGTCTCCCGCAGCCCCCAAGAACTCTTCCAACGTCATACTCTGATTGTAGTCGGACGTCAACCACATTTTTACCAGAGGCGGGCAGCTGGGGTTTTGTGCGACGCAATTGCGGACGTCTTCGATGCAGTCCGTTGCTAAGAGTGCAAAAACAGTTGCAGGCGCACTTGGATTCCAAGCCAGAGTTCTACGCGTGTGGACGTCAGCGCTGCCAGCTAATTTCTCGTACACCTTCGCCGGGAGTTTCTGGTTTTTTGCGAGTGTCGTTTGTATGGTCCAGACCTTATCGCGCGCCAACTTCATGGCCACCTTGAGCGGCAGATTTGGGTGGGACGTCAGACGGAGTCTAACCTGCCAGTCCTTCGATCCACACAAATACGTCAAAGTCTTTTCTGTCGCGCTCGGATTTGAAGCCACGTCCGCCTGGATGCGGTTGTATTCAGACGGCATTGTCGCCAAGTCGTGTAGTGCGTCGGTCGGAGTGCTGGCATTAACGGCTACTGCCCGCCGCACATCGAGGTGGTGGCTCCAAGCCAATGCGGCCAACTCCGCTGGAGGTGTGTTGACATCGGCCGCACGCCGGCAGTCGGCGATGAATTGCTGCAAGAAGGCGTCCTGTTCTACTGGCCCAACAGGCATTTTGCTTCCTTCTTTCCGATGCCGGCGAGCGCGTCTGCCATCTCGTTGCCCGGCTCGCCGTTATGCCCCTTGACCCACCTGGTATGCACAGAGTACCTAACGCAAATCTCGCGTACATGTGTGGCGAGAGCCACGTTCTTAGAAGGACTCATGGAGCCGTTAGCCAGACCTAGAGTCACTTGACTGTCCGAAACGAGTTCGATTGTAGGTGACGGTGTCTCCAAAAACGTTGGGTGAAACACCAAAGCTCGGAGACCTTCACGCGCCGCCATAAGCTCGGCGATCCCGTTAGTGCCGCTGACGTGGCCCCCCTTGCCCGCTGTAAGCACTTTGTCGTCATGGACCACCACGTACCCCCACCCGATAGGTTTGCCTCCACCGGCCCCGCTGGAGCCGTCCGCGTACACCGTGAAGTGGTTGGTGGACATTGGTTTTACGCCGGCTTGAGTTGTGACTCTTCGTAGCGGAATTGTTGTCCGTTGTCGAGCTCGACCATGTGACTAACGGCATGTTTGGCTGCAATTGGCGGGCCTCTAACAGCCAGCACAACATCCACGACTACGCCGTGGGTTACGGCCATGCCGTGGAAAATGGGGGCAACTACCCGGTCGCCTACTTGGAACTTGTGATCGATGGTTGTCTGATACATGTTAATCCTGGAAGTAATGTGGGGAAACGCAGTCAACAACAAGCGTGAGTTCTCCTTGCCAATACGGCACTATCGTTTTGTCGTGCCGCTCCACATCGTACCGCATCCTACCTTGGTTCGGCATCCCCATCACGACGCCTTGTCGGGTTTCATCAAAAAACTTGAATTCAACCACATCGCCGACTTTGAACTTCAACCATCGGACGACCTCGGTGCTATCTAGACTTTTGCGGGCACCACAGGCGTCTACGACACCATACCGAACCCGCCTACATCCCTTCAGCACCCACATGTCTACTCGCTGAACTTCAAGGCGGGTGTGCGGCGAATCGATGTGTGCGACGGCTGTTCCGGCCTCGAAGTAACTTACTGAGTTTATGTCCATTGATTTAATCCTGGAAGTAGTGTGGGGAAACGTAGTCGGCGGGCGGCTTGCGGGCGGTTAGTTCCCATTCCGCGTATTCGTACCCACGCCAGCTGGTGAGGTTCAGAACCCAGTAAGTCCACGTTAGCGACCTCGGGCCAAGGTGAGTCGTCTTGGATGTAGCGGCGCGCACGAGACCCTCCCCGCCTCCAGGGGTTATGACTCTTTCGCCGAGCTCGAATTTGTTGTCTTGGTTAATCTTGGACCAGATTGAAGATGTCATTGATTTAATCCTGGAAGTAGTGTGGGGAAACGTAGTCGGCGGGAGTCAGCTCTTCTTCGAAGAAGTATACTGAGTAGCCATTGTCGAGCCGAACAAGGTACCGTTCATCCGCGGTCCTGGCGCGCGTAACTGTGCCGCCGATCCAATTGCCGAAGTATGACTTGAATTGAATTCGGTCACCAACCTTGAACTTCGAGTACGGCTCAACATCCTTGGCGTATAGTGTACGGCAGCACTGGAGCGGAGCGTCTTTGTCGCAACTAGGATCGAGTAGACTATACAGCACTGATACGTCGTTTTGTGTCACGTGGACGTCTACGGCCCGGACCTCGTAGGGGAACTTAGGGTCGTCCGTGGACACAACGAGAGTGCCGACATTAAAAACATTGGGAAGGGTGCGAGTCATTGTCAATCCTGGAAGTAATGTGGGGAGTCGTGGTCGACATCTGAAAAGGGATTCAGGAATCCTTCGGGGTGGCTGGCACTAGTCGGCCCTCACTCATTGTAATGGGACTACAGCCGTCAAACAAGACTCGATAGAATACCTCGCGCGCCGATAGAAAGATGCGAGGGTGGATGGAATCGACCACGCCGCAGGCTGGGTAGCCCTTAGCCTTGACCCTGTCCCCGATTTCAAATTGACACTTGATGTTGATGTCCATGGTCTAATCCTGAAAGTAGTGGGGCGAGTCGTAGAAACTCTTGAGTTTAAAATATTCCGGCGGAATCAACAGAGCCTCGCTGAAACCCAATGAGGCAATGCGATAGCGGTACGTATACTTGCGCCCAGACTTGCGCGAGCGCAAATAGCGCCGGACTGCAATAATTGTACCACATCGTCCGTTGCTCCACTGTACTTCATCTCCTATGTTGTATTTGGTTCTCATAGTTCCCTCAATTCAATACGACTTTATTTGGATTACGGCTCTTTTGCACCGTCGCGGCGTTTTTGAGCTCCGCCTGGATTTGTGCTTGAGCGCGCTTCAGCTTCGGCAAAATCTCTAGCACGGTTTCGCGCGCCACACCAGGAAAATCGTCGTCTAACACAACCATGTCGGCCAACCTCGCGTAGTAATTGAAGCGTTCCGCATTGAGCGCCATCTTAGTGCGCCCCATTCCCTCCTCGGCTAGCACTCGTGCCACCACCATGGGCGTGTTGCGATCATTATAATCGTCCGTGAGCTTCATGATGGCAGCAAGGACGCCGTCTAGGTTAGTGGGGGACTCTACCATCCACAAGAGTTGCTGAGCGACCTTGCGGGTGTGGTCAATCTTCAAAAGCAGTTCCAGCGCTTCAATCTGCACAATCGACAAATCAGGTGAGCGAATCAAAGCATTTCCGGCCTGTTAAGGCTCGGCTCCTAGGTTAAGGGCTTGATGCTTCAAGCCGCGTTGCAAGATGTTTATCGCGGAGTTCACGTCCCTGTCAAGGGACGCCCCGCAATCACACACCCATTCACGCTTATTCAAACCCGCCAATCCTTTCGGACCGGTCTTTAGACCGCAAATGTGACAGGTTTG